TATCCAAAACACTGTTTAGTGCTTCTTGTGAGGTTACTGAGTTTGCCGTGACGGCGTTTCCTGAAGAGTCTAGAAGTACTTTGTTTAGAACTTCCTTAGCGGTGAATTTATTTGGGTTTGCCATAATCTATCCTATATTCCTCCACCACCGCTTAAAGCATCCATATAGTTAAATTATATGTTCTGTAACTTACCTTACATCAAAACAAATAATCAATCAATTATATCAAGTAAAACTTGCTGGTACTACTGCTCTGGTTCCTCCAGTCTTACTTCTCTTTTTGGTGCCGTATTTCTTAACGGCCATATCAAATCTTCTTTCATGTTGCATCATTAAATTCATAGATACCTGAGCCATACTCGCATCTGATTCTGTACCAGCCCTATCCATATACAGACACTTCTTTACGTAATCAACAATCGCTGAATGAAATAGATTGTCTATATCTGGAGTTTGAGTAATCGCAGTGACCTTGCTTGGGTTGCCATAGTAATGCAGAAGCATACCGTTGGTAACTGAGTGGTCAAATGCCTGATATGCCTTTCTATCAGTTCTAGACTCACCAGAAGAAGAAAATGTTGTTATAAGACCTAAATGATCTCCTCTTATAAAATATAAAACCTTGTCTTCTGGATACTTAATGTTACTTGCCATTATGAAGGCTCCTCTATTGCAGATTCAGACGTGTTATCAAACATCAAAGGCTCTCCATCTAATACCCTAGGAACTCTTATGTAGTCACCGTCATTGTCCATTACATCTACTCTATAAACTTTATTGATGCCCATCGCATTACTACTGGAGTCTATTGCACTGTCTGATAAGTCATAAAATGTTTGATTGGCAACAATGTTTAACTTAGCAGACATGGACTTCTGCGAGTATTGACCTAGCTCATTCAATGCATCATTTATCAAAGACACGATATATGTTTCAGGTGCATTAGGAAAAACCTGTCTAACTCTGCTAATAATTTGTTTTACTGTTAATGATTGTATCGCCATTATCTCAACGCCTGTATTCCTTTGTCGTAATCTGCCTGTAATTTAGCCTGTTGTTGAGCATAGATGTTGTAATTACGTTGATTATTTTCAAGGTTTTGAGAATAGGTTTGCACTTCAGTATTTACCTCTGCACTATACTTATTTAATTCTGCTAAAAACTTAGATACAAGATCGTCATTATTTTGTACAGCCGCTTGTAAAGTTTGTGCTTTGTTTTGTAAATCTAATGCTTGGTCTTGTGCTTTATTAAATTTATCTACATCTGTTGCCTGAGATGCTTCTTGTTGTGCATCAGCCGCATCAAGTTGAGCCTGTCTCAAAGCTACCTGTAAATCAGTATTATGCTTTGCAAGCTCTGCCTGCACATTAGCTTGATACCTTACATTCTCTTTGTTAAACTCATTTAATTCGTTTTGTATATCTGTAGTGTACTGCCTTAATGAATTTGCTTCTGTAGTAGTCCAAGCTTGCAGTGCCGCATTTACCTCTGCTTGGTATTTGTCTAATTTTCTAGAGTACACCTGAACATCTGCATTTACTTCTGCTTGATATTCTGAAACCCTTGCCTGATATTCTTGAACTTCTTTTTGCAGTAGTAAAGAAGCTTCTTGTTGTGAGTCTTCTGCATCAAGGCGTGCTTGCTGTAATTGTTTTTGAACAGTTGCTTGGTATTCCACATTGGCATCATTAAAAACATTGAGTTGGTTTTGCAATGCCGCTTGATAAGCCGATATGTAAGAGTTTAGTTTTGATATTTGGGCACTGGCAAGTTCCGTATCTTCGCTATCTTCAATAAAGTCTCCTAAGACCTCCCACCAATCACTAACATCTGTTTGGTCTCCATCTGTCCCTGCTGTCCCCGCTGTTATAGCCGCAGTAAGCTCCTCTGCCGCACCACCAACCGCAGGAGCTGTATATGCGGGAGCAGTACCAAAAGATCCTATTGTAATTGCCCCTATCGCCGGAGTGGTAAAACTAGCAGTTGATAAAGTTGGAGGAGTGCTTAAAGAAAAGACACCGGGATCAGAATCTCCAAAAGGATTTCCGTCTTCGCTAAGATTAAAAAAATCTTCAAATGAAACCCTAGTAGTTAATGTTGGTTTTGTATATGCTGGCACATCTCCACTAATATCTGCTTTAGAAACCGTAGAAACAGTAATGGCACTCACAGCACTAGAACTAGCATCTGCGTTACTGGCACTTGAATAAGACAGTGTAGCCAAACTAGGAGCACTTGGTGCTGATGCAGATATGCTTAAATCTGATTTTATCAAAGTGCTTAATTTATTACTAAGAGATTTAATAGCACCATAAAGAGCAACTAAATATTCTCCATCATCAGGAAACTTTGCAATAACGCTATCGCTAAACGCTACCGTAGGATAGTTCAATGTATGTACATGAGCGTTTTGAGCGTTAGTAGGCTCTGGCACAACACTTAATATGTTATTAGTTATATAGTATGCTGGGTCTGTAGCAGTGGCCGCCATCATATCATCAGCATCTCTAATCCTTCCATTTAGTTCTGGTCTTACTATTCTACAAGGTTGATTAATAGTACCATCGTCTCTAGTAACACTAAATATTTCTGAACCAAGAACTGTAAAGTTTGGACTACTACCATTCAAATCATTTGAAGTTGTAAACAAGGACTGCTTAGACCTAGGCAAAGAATTTAGCACTTCCTTTGCACCATCTGTTAAGAACTGACTTAGCTCTGTTTGGGTAGGTGCACTACTACCATCTATATCTAAACTTGTTAATGCTTCTACTTGTGCTTCAAATGTTGCCATCTATTTCTTCTTTCTTCTTCTTACAGTTTTTTTCTTTGCTGTTTTCTTCTTACCACCACGAATTAAATCTGCATCTGCTTTTCTAGCACCACCTTTACCAGTAGCAAAACTTCTTACCCTACCAGCGGCCCATTGATGTGCACTGACTCCGGGCCTAGAACCGCTAGAATAATATGCACCCAAACCCCTAGAGTAAACCTTAGATAGTGTGCCCTTAGATATCCCAGAGCTTTTGGAATACTTAGCAAGTACAGCGGCTTTACTACCGCCTGCTTTTCTTTTTGGCTTTGCTTTTCTTTTTACTGCTTTTTTTCTTGCCACTTTTACTCCTTTGCTTAGAGATCATATCCATCATCGCAGGTGTCAATGCACCCTCTCTGTACATTTTTCTAGTTCTTAATATCTCGTCTTGTGTCTTCTTTTTATTCTTAGAACCTCTTACATACTTCTTAGGAACGCCTCTTTTAGTCTTGGGTACTTTTTTAAACTTTCTTGCCACTACTTCTTAATCTTTTTAATCTTTCCATTTTTTGTTCTGGCAAACTTATGAGTTTTAGTTTCTCTTATCAATGTTCCATAGTGTTTTTTACCACCCCACATCCAACTAACTCTTTTAGCCATTACTTCTTCTTTTTCTTACCCATCTTTTTCTTTTTCTTCTTCATCATCTTTTTCTTACCGCCGTAAGCAGATTTACCATGTTTCATCTTACTTTCCTTTTTTCTTTGTGTTGGAATGAGTCATTTGAACTTTAAAGCTTGCCATAAGACTTGATCCTTTATGTGCCTTATATCCACCTCTAGGGTTCTTCATTAATTTAAAACCACTACCAGACTTCATCCAGTGATATCCTTTTGGTGCTTTTACTTTTTTATTCATTTCTTCCTCTTTTTTTTAGCTTTATTTCTTTTGCTAATGGCTTTTGCCTTTCTTCTTGCATCCGCTTTTGAACTAGCACCCCACGCTCTCAAAGACAAAAGTAACCGTGTGGGCTTACCATTCTTTCTTTCAGGCCCCGGCATGTTACCCATCCTAGCAAGGAAACTAGCCCTTCTAGGATTGTCACCAGACTTAACAGGAGCTTTTAATTTTCCCCCTGTCTGTCTATTGTAACTGGCCCTACCCTTAGCGTTTAACCCACCTTTAGGGTTCTTACCTGCTTTTCTTTGCCAAGCAGGAGACTTACGCTTTTTCTTAGCTGGCATAGCCTAAATTTTTTCTCATGCTTTTTACATTGTCATCCATCGTTTGAGAAGAAAACTCAATATCTGTTCTCTTTCCTAAGTCAGAAGTCATCCACATATTCGTAGTAAACTTGCTTTCAGATGCCTGTTTACCACAAGATTTGCAGTAGAACCATCCTCCTCTGTTATCTTTATTGCAATGCATACATTTTTTCATAATTAATCCTTTTAGGTTTCGAGGGCCGCCTTTTTTTGACAGCCCTCACAGTACCTATTACTGTTATCCTTATGTATTCGGATTAAGATATGGTTATATGAGCGACATCGTGAGCCTGTGCTTTGGCGTAATAAATTGCACCATCGCAAACTAACTCAACTTGATCTCCTAACTGTGCACCACTGATGAAAACAATCTCATCAACAGCGGACTCAGCACTGCTACCAGCACCGCCATCGGCACCTGTTACTGTTCCGACAATAGTATCCTCAGATGTATTGTTCGCAATCGTTACAGCATTAGATGCAACTTCAGACAAGATGAACTTAGCATGCCATCCTGCACCAGCAGTTGCCGCTAAGGGTAGCGTAATCTCATAAGCAGAATCTTGTTGAATCATAAAAACCTTACCAGAGTCTAAAGCAGTTAAGGTTTTAGCCGCATTAATAGTCTCTACTTTTAATTTAAGATCAGCTTTACCGCTATTATTATTTAGATAATCAGCTCTCATCTTACACCCCTTCTAGGTTAAACAGTGCATGTGACTCAGGAAGAGTAATCTCTAAACCAGCTTCGGTTAAGATCATATCTTTCCTTAAATCCTCATCAGCAGACTGTACATTAGTCATAACCTGAGTGTCACGATTGATACCGTTACCGACTAGGGGACGATAAGCAAGTTGTGTCATATCAGCCATAAGCATAAATCCAGATGCAATACCCCTGAAAAGTGGTTCTTTTACAAGATTTAACTTTCCATGTATTGTGTCTATGACCATGATCGAATGACCAAAAGACCCTTCTCTAGAATCAAAATTAATTCTATATGGGCCGTTGGCATGACCGACAGAAGCATCAAGAAATGCACCATCACCTAACTTATTAAAAAATGTAATGACTGGTAAACTACATAGTACTAGCTTCTCTGCCATTCCACCTCTAGCTGGATCAAAAATAACTTCAAGATCACTGAGTAATCTATCGTATGTCATTTCTGCCTGTGCTACAGTTCTATAATAAGCACTTCCAGAAGAATAAGATAATGCTCCATCCGAAGCACTAGGATTTACATTTTTTACAATGTGACCTACTAATCCCTCTGTGTATTGAACACCACCTACACGAGCTCTTTGACCGAAGAGCATAGCTCTTTCAATGTCAATCTTGTGCTCACGCAGTTTGGTAGCCCAGATACGATTCCACTCTTCAGCATACCCACGATAGCGAGTTGCATAAGCAGTGTTAGTCATTTCTGCCGCTGTTTTAAAAATCTGGGTGTACCCAAAGTCATCTTCTAATTCAGAAGAGAACACATCTGGGGAACCAGAACCTTCTTCAAATGAAGAGCCTATTATCTGTGCAGGATCGTTGTTTTCTAATACGTTATACCCGGAAACATTACTATTTGAAACATCAATAATCTTTCCTGTAAACGAAGACGAAGAACTTCCATGAGATAATCCGCTCTCAACTCTAACTACAGCCTGAGCATATCCATTGGTATCGTCACTATCTGGAGTAGCGTTACCAACAGTGTTGACCACGAATACCATTCCTTTTATCAGATATTCCACAGGTGCTCCACCAGAAGTATCAACAGTGAACGAATAAGACGATCCTGCGGATACAGCAGAGCCACCATTCACATCAGCCGCAAGAAGAAATGATCTATCTGTAAAGCTAATGCGATTGCGGTTTTCCAAATAACGGAACACTGGGTCATCGGTAGGTGCTTTAGCAACCTGATTTAGATAGACGAAAAATGGAGACTCCTCAGGAGCCAATTCGGCAACTCTGTCGCCGAAATTAAATATTCGTCTTCTATCCGGTCTTTGACCTACACTAGCATCAGAGGTTGTAGCAGTAATATCACTGGATTTTAATACTCCAGAATTGTATGATATTGCCATTTTATTACCTTTGTGTTATGTGGTTATTGTTAGTTACGGTAATCTTCCAGAACCGCCAGTTGCCATGATTGAATCAAACATATTGTCTGTGTCATTCTTTTTAGGCATTGGTGGCTCTCCTTGGAGAACTCCCGCTGTGCGAGGAGCCTGCTGTGCCGCAGTTACCGCTTCCATTGTATCATTATTAGCAACGGATTGACCGTTCTGCATCTGCCAAAGTTTAACTAGATTGTTTAAACCTACTCTCTCTTTAGGCTGTGTCGTAAACTGCAAGAACTCCTGAATGTCATCATCGGACATTTTATAAGTTCCTCTCAGTTCATTCACAGTGTTTTGCATTTGCATTTCAGCCTGTATCTGTTGCTGTTGTTGGGATAACGCAGATTGCAATCTCTGTTGTACCAGATTCTCTATCTTGTTGTTAACGTACCGTCCTGATTCAGAGTTTTCATCTGTAAACGCATCCCAAGGATTGAAATCATCCTTGCCTACTGTTTGCTCTGGTTGCTGTTGTGTTCTGTTTCCGGCTATACCATCCTCAAGAACCTGAACTAAATCAGGTCTCTGTTCTAGTAGCTGTAGTATCTGAGCACCTTGTTGCAATCTGGCATTTTCGGCCTGTGACCGATCATACATAGACTGAAACTTTTTAGCCTCAGCTTGATAATCTACAGCAGGAACTTCTTCCTGTACTGGTTCTTGTTCTTCAGCGACAAGCTGTGGGCCTGCCTGCTGGCTGATGATATCCTCTTCAAAAGTGCTATTGGCACCGGGCTGTTCGGCGGGGATATTCATTTCCTGTTGTTCTAGTGTTGACATAGTTTCTCCTTAGATGTCTTTAGGCTTCTGGAGTAGAACTGACTTTTCTCTGTACATCTTTGAGATTGTTAGCCAATTTCTCCACCTCAAGCTTCACCTCGTTTTCTAGTTTTCCACGTTGTACCCTTCTATCAGCCTTAGACTCGGAATTGATTTCGCTCAAACGTGATTTAAACTTCTCAACTTCGACTCTCTTTCTATCACTAACTGATTCTCTTTGGGCTGTCTGCAAGTCACCTTGCAAATTCTTTATCTGAGCATCCATTGCCTGTATCTGCTGTTGCATCAACTGCTTCTCTTCTGTCCTTCTCATAATGCCTTCCTTATCAAATAGCTCAGGATTCTTCTTCAATACTTCATAACGGTCTACAATACCCATCTGGAACGCTTCTAGGTATACAGCAAGCTCTGCGTATTTACTGGATGGCATTGTAGATCCGGGTTCAATTCTTACATCGTGCTGGTCTAGCATGTGCCTTTCTTTCTTCAGGTCTAAGATCGCCTGAGATACATCTGTATAGAAGTTTGCCATAACCTCTGTGATGTTGTTATTTGGCTGTGCCAGTCTAAAAATCTTTTTGTAGGTATAGTGACCTTTGGATAGGTTATACAAAACCTTACCCAATTTGTTAATACTAAACTCTATGTCTCGGAGTTTGGACTTTGGTCTTTCGCTACCCAGTGCTATCATTCTTTCTGTAGCTCTCATAGTCTCTGGAGCTTTCTCTGCAAAACCATGCATCATTTCTGGTAAACCAAATATAAAATCTATATAAAACTCTGACTGCTGTATCAACCTATAGAACTCACCAGCAAGCGGTTGAGGAGCAGGGTAGTGCGGTTCGCCTTGGGATGAATCCACTTCAATGACTGC